TAAGGAAGGCTTTTCATCAAATATTTTTGTGATTTTATCAGTGATCGCCAAGGAATCCCTGAGATGCAAAAGCATCACCTCATCAAGCCGTATGTTGCAGAATATTTCAATCATCTTAGCATTCAAGAACCCCTCGTCTGTGATATCTTCTTGAACCTTCAGGAAGTGTTTGTACTGCCGTAAGGTGATGTCCTTCAATGAAGTCGGGATGGTGATTTTCATTTTCATATCTATATAACGTAAATGGTGGGGGTTTTTGTAGTGATGCTTAAATATAAAAAAAGGGCAGCCATTTCTGACCACCCTTGAAAGGATATTGCAAAGCCTCTTTATGCAGGCATCCTTTTCACACACAAAGCCTATGCGTTTAACTATATTTTGGCTTCAGTACATTTATTCTACCATTGGCAAAGTGTTGAACCCTTACCAGTGTTGGCAATGTTATTGTCTTTATTGGCTTGTCTATTGTTTTCATCTGTTCCTGTCTTTTGATTATACTGCAATGTACACCTTTCTTGTTTATCAACCAAATTGTTCACAAATGTTATGATATGTGATATGTCCCACGATTGGGGTTTTGCAATTGATATGACACGGAATACCGTATTGCATCAATCAGGTGATTCCAATTGTCTTGCGGAGTCTTTGATTTCTTTTCCAGCCAAGAGTAGTTGTTTAGTTCTTTTATTAAGTTGATGCTGTTATCATCCACGATCATATCATAATCTTGAAGCAAGGATATGCCATATGTAATTGACCCCTGCCCCTTGATCGCTTTCACAACATTGCACCCTTTTGATTTTATCTCGGACAAAAGCCTTGGCTCTGCGGAATCACCCACTATCAGGTTCGTGCCTGCGTGTTTCAAGTTTAGTAAAGCAATTTCCGAAGTAGTTAATCCCTTTAAGAAAAAACATTCCTTCAAATAGATAATTTTGTTTGCGGTGTCAATGTTAGTTTCAACCAATGTTGATGGGTCAGCAGCAAAACCATAATCTTGCCCAAAGACCGAAACGCCCACTCGTTTAAACGACCCCACCCTCCAATTGGAAAAGATAACGCCCTCTGCTTTCTGTAACCACCCACCAAGCATCTGGTGTTTGTACTTTTCTGGCCTGCGTTGCTTGATGTCCTCAATCTGACTCAGATAGCTTTCTGATAAGTTTTCTAAGTTGTCAAGGTATGTGGTGTGTACATAGGTCGTGTTGTCTTTAATTGTGTTGCTGGATTCCATCACTCCCTTTTCTTCAAAGAATCTGGAATAAATCCAATGCTCCTTTGTCACTGGGTTCAAAATCATTATCACCCTGTTCTGTTGTTTTTGGTTTCTCACCGACAGATCTATCTTATCAAATATTGATTCATCCACAAGTTCCTCCGCTTCGTCCATCACCCAAGTGGTTACGTTTGTCAATGACTTCAAATTTGCTGTCTGATCCCCCGATGATGTCTTGATCCCCTTGAATATAATCTTGCTCCCTGATAGCCTATTAATGATCTCGTCCTTTGTGATACGAAAATGATCTTGGATGTTTAGCGTTTCAATCTTATCAATAAATTCAGGGATGATTGAAATGTAAGCCGATGACAGCGTAAATCTTGTGAATAGAATAGTGTGACCTTCCTCATAGGTAAGCAAGACAAGCAAAAGGTTTATTGAATAAGACTTACCAGAACCACGCCCCCCAGTTACAATGTAATATCTGGAGTCCGATGACATTATGGGTGCATACTTCTCGTTTACGTCAATCACTTAAATCTTATGAGGTCTTGAAAATTGATATTGAATCCTTCCTTGGATGTAATGTCAACGGACTCTTTTGGCTTACCATATCTGTAACCGAAATACAAAGACAATGCCCTTGCATCACCCTTTAGTATTTGCTCACCAAGTACCCGAATCACCGCATCGTTATCAATAAGGTTGTCCAGCCTTTGAATTAGCTTCAATTCATCTGCTTTTTTTGGTCTGCCTGCGCCTACTCTCACCCCTCCGTTATTTTTTCTATTATCCATTTGATTCTTTTTTGTTTAATCAATCCTTGTTTATATAACGCAGATTCTGTTTCTTTTTGATTAAAATATTTTGCTCACCATCCATACAAGCATAAGCAATGCTCCAGCATACCAAGCCCATTGGCAAAGTATAGCTAATACCTGAACGGATATTTTTTTAGAATCAATCGGGACAAAGAAACTCACCACCATCATCAAAGCAACAATCTTAGCAATCATTTGACACCTTCTCTATCTTTCCACTTCCAGCTATCCACTTGCATCTTGACTCTGTCATATAGTTCATTGGTGCGTGATGGCGGTGCATTTAACACCAACCCCAACAATGGAGTGTCAAGTTGTTGTTTCAAGTTTAGGTACTTGGATTCCAGCTTGTCGTACTTATTTTCAAGGTATGTCATCTTATTAATCTCCTTGCCCGAACCCTTATTCGTAAACACAAAACGTCCTTCAATTTCCGCTAACGATTTGTTGTGCCGCTTGTACAATGGATACATTTTAACAGCGTGAATGGCCGTTGAGTGATCCATATGCTTTCCCTGGTCGTTAAAGAACTCAGCGATGTATCGCCATCGTATGTTTAGTTTGTCTCTTAGTAAATAGCACATCAAGGCACGATGTTCCACGACCTTTCTTGATCTTGTGTTTCCGTATATGTTTACCCCTGAGATCTTATTGATTGTCCCCCCAATTTCATATGGCGTGAGGTTTTCTTGTGTTGTCTTTTCCATTATTGTGTTCGCAGTTTTAGTAGGTGGTAGCATTCAACAAACTTTTGTCTTGCCTTACCCTTGTACTCTTGTTTGAATAGTTCGTAGATTTTTCTTGTGTATTGATATTTCGTTACGCAATCTACAAAGTATTTTTCAGCAAATCGCTTACCCTTACCACGAAAATACTGCACATTGTCTGCACCATCCCCGATTATAAATTGCTCATAAAAATTGTACATCGCTTCATCCTCCGTTATGTCCAAGATTTCTTTGTGCTTGTAATGGTAGTTGTAAATCAAAGCTGGGAACTGTCGGTAGTCTTTGTCTATGCTAACAATCATAACATTGTCCCTCCCGATGTCTTGGCTTATGTTATACCAGTAACGTGCAACAAGGTCATCTGTTTCAACCCCATATCCATAAATGCTGTCGTAGTGTTCTTTGACAAAGCTATGCATCTCACTAAGCAATGGCGGCAGTTCTTGTTTAGTTCGGTTCGCTTTATATGTTGATGTCAAGATTTTTCGGAAGTTACCTTTTGAGCCGCTAAAACATAGCACTTTGTCAATAGGGTAAATATCTTCAAGGTGGTTCACTATCCCCATAAATTGCTGGTCAAACTTATTTCTTGCATCCACGATGTCTGAATAGTATTTATCATCTTCGGGGGTTTCTCTTGCCCTATAGCAAGATGCGAAGATCAAGCTGTCTGCATCTACTAATAAAATCATTTAGTTTCTCGGTAAATTCAAATCAACACAATCATCACACGATGCATTACCAGCATCCTCTTTTTCTTCTCCACACAATGGGCAGATAAGTTCACACAGATAACACAAACTTTCATCGTGTTCTACCTCCGTACCGCAATCGCAATAGTGCTTGCCATCATCCCAAGGGGCTGCGCCTCCAAATTCACTGCTCATTGTTTTTTGCGCTTTAAGTGTTCTGTGTACATTTTGGCAGCCCAAGCCCTGCGTTGAATCGGGTTTTTATAAAAAGGCTTCAACCTCGCCATCGCTATTCTCATAAACTGCTTCATCTCTTGATGTCCAGTTTTAAAAAGTTCTGTTGGCTTGCGTTCTTTTTCACTTGATAGTTAATGATAACATCAGTGATTTGTGAATCCTCTTGCGTGTATTTCTCAATTGACTCCTTAATAAAGATCAACTCTTTAGTGCTGACTTTCATTTCAATGACTTTACATCTTCGCCATATATAATCTCACGATTGACTGACACAAATAATTTGTCAAGGTCATCAATGATTTCTTGAATCATTAGTTGTTCCACTCCAGTCTTGGCGATGTGATTCCTGTACCCTTTAAGGTTACCTATTATTGAACCGAAGTTCTCTGCGTTTGAATGTGTCATTCTTTTTCTGTTTGATTATTTATTAAATATAAACAAAAAAGTGCATAAGACCAAACTATTTAAAAAATAAGTTCATTTTTTTTGACCAGCCCTCTTTAAGCAAGTAAACTTTTTTGATCAACCGCTTCTTCGTCCAGAGTGTGGTGTCGGGACAATACCTTTCCACAGGCTCTGGCATATCCATTGAATCCAGCCAATACATATAGTTTCCCTTCGGGTCGTTGACAAAATACAGCTTCACGACATCCTCACTCAAATCCATTAGCGCATCATACTTGTACTTCTCCATCATTTTGGACTTGTAATACTTGGTGCGGAACTTCATTTCAATCACACAGTCCAAACCCTGTGGCGTTGTGCCTATTGCATCATAGTGCGAGAACCCTGCGCCAGCCCATTCCAAGCTCCAGCCCTGAAGGTTAAGAATACCGACAACGCCTTTTTCCCATTTGTTCACTGAATCAATTTCCACTTGCGAGAATGCCCCTGTCCCAAATGGTGTTCAAGTCTTTTATCCATTTGTTTATGGTTTTCGGACTACAGGTGCAAGGCTTGTAAAAGTTATGGTCGTAGTATTTAGCGTGGAGGTCGCAAACCAACTGAAATTCTTGGGGTGTGATAGTGTTCTTGTTTTCGCCCATACGAAATTGCTCCCAGTCTTTGTAGTCATAATGATTAAAATTTTTCACCTCTTGATTGTTAAGTTGTTTAATGATTCCCGCCTGCTGTTGCATTTGCATTTTGTCCCCCTGTATTTATGATACATATCTACAAGGTATTTGATTCCTGTCCCCTTAGTTGCATAATATATTAAGTCACCTAATCTCATATCAATTGTATTTGTAATTTTTCCGTTCTGCCTCAAGTTTATAATACAAAAATGCTTGGAAGCCATTTAAGTGTGAATCTGTGGGAAAAAAATATTTCCATCCTTTTGAATAACCTCTTGCAATATAGTAACAAAAAGCAACACCGATCTTCCCTGAGTTTTTTTTAAAATTAATTACCGCAGTATGATCCGATGTAGGTATGACTTCTTCAACCTCAAATGTTTCATTGTTGAAATTCCCTTCTCTTTCTTTGTTAGAGAACCTTCTCGCAATATCTTCTGCAAAGTCTTTTAATTCATTGGCGATCTGTTTATTCATAACAACTTTTTTAGTTTGTCCTTAACTTTCTTGTGTGTAAAATACAACGCATAGTAATTGATATTGCTTTTCCTTGAAAATTCTGCAATGCTTTCGCCTTCGTTTATTATTTCAAAGACCTTACGGTCATACCAATACATTTCTGACAATTCCTTTTGTATCACAGAATATGCCTCATCGTAATCAACTTCATCTTGTGCGTGATAGGTGTCCCCATAGCTTTCAAGATGTTCGTCCAAATCAATGACCGTAATGTTTTTAGACTTTCTTTTTAAGTCCAAGAACAAAGTCTTTAGCGTTTTGAAGATGTAGTAATAATTGATTTCATCCTCGTTGTACATTATGTCAATCCCCTTTTCAAGCTGGAGCTGAATCTTTATGTACATCTCTTGTGTGATGTCCTCCGCTATTCTTCTTGTACACCCAAAGGTGCAAACGATGTCAACCCACGTTGTGTGTTTTTTCGCAATTAGAATAAGAACTTTATCAATCACAATAGTGGGTCGTACAAATCAGTAACCATAACAGGCAAACCTAAATCATTAACTTCAAATGAAAATGTACCAAAGGCATACCCCCTGCTTCGTTTACACTTCACCGTTACCCATTCTTTGTTGACCGTGTTGGCTTCCAGTTCAATATGGGTTTCACATTTCTTTTCCAAAAAAGAACCAAGATGCCCTGTCATTTTTACTGATCCATAGTTTTGGTGTATCACGTTTATGATGTGGCAATTGTAATTAGCAGACCATTCCATAAGTTTCTGGACTACAGCGTTAGATTCTTCAAGTGAGTTGACATCGCTTACAAGGTCGGCAATTCCATCAATAATTACAAGTGAAGGTGTATCTATTTTTTGCGATAAATAGTATTCAATAAATTCAAGCCGTGTTTTGTGGCCAACAGCACGAAGGGCAAAGGTGTGATATTTGTCCGAAGGAAGGGATGAGTTCATTGAATTTTGCCTGGCGAACACACGCTGGCTATGCCAACGCCCCTGCTCTGTATCAAAATGAATTAAATTTCCTTGATCACGGTGGCCTTTTAGGTTGCCTCCATATATGTTAGAGTCACTTAAATAAACAGAGGCAAGGAGAGATATGAAGAATGTTTTTTTTGTTTTAGGTGGTGCGCTTACGCAACTAAGATTCCCATATGTTCCGATTGGTATTGGTAAATAAGACTCATCCCCCTTGGAGTTTTTTATTAGCTTGTTGCCTAAACTTAATGCAACAGGTGGGTATTCAATTTTTTCGGTTGGGTCAACGTGGCAGTCATCTTCAATGTACTGCATTAGGATGTTGTGTTCTAACTGTTTTTCTGTCATTGTGTGAAGGTAAAAAAAAAGGGTGTGATTTTTACACCACACCCATTAATAGATTAATTGTTTTAAATCAGAACGGCAAGTCGGAATCTGATACGACAGGCTCAAGTTTTTCCTCTCTATCTGCAAGAAAGATTTTTCCCGAATTACCTTCGGCATCTTTGATCCAAACCACCTTTGCATTACCCAGGGAAAGTCGTTGCATTTTCGCCTCTCTCTCGTCTTTGGTTTGACTGTCTGTAATCCAACAATTGTTTCCATATCGTGTTTCGTCATTGATGGATATGGTAAAGTTGTACCACACAGCCCCATCCTTGCCGATTACGAATTTCTCTTTTGGCAAAGCTGCCACGTTGATTGATGCATTTATAATTGCTCCCATATTTGTATTGATTTTAGTTATTGGTAAAGTTAGTGTTATTTCTTGAAAGAGTCCGATTCATCTTCTCCGAATACTCCAAGTTCGTAGAATCCAGTCAGCTTTAGTACGGCTCTGGACATTGCTCTTTTCTCTGCCATCTCAGCGACATACCACGAGTTGCAGTTTCCATCTTTGTAGTCTTTGCCTTTCAATGCGCTTCCAAAGGTTTCAACCCTTGCATCATCTTTTACTGCTGATGCTTTAAATACGGCAAAGTTGGGTTCGCATTTGATGACTTCGTAATAGATATTGATTTTTTCAATTGCTTGAATCTTGTCTATTCCTTGTCGTGTGATTATTACATAGTGCTGATGTTTGAACACATCACCTTCCACAAGTTCATATTTCTTGTAGAGTGCTAATAGTTTTTCTCGGTTCATACTACTTCATTTATTTTATTAACTTCCAATTGAGCTTCTAAAAATTCAATCTTGTTTTGCAGGGCTTCCACTCTATAATGATACATTTCAATCAAAGAGTCTTTTGAATCTGTTTTATACATCACATTATATTTGAAAGGATTGACTGCTTCTCAAGAATCTTATCATTTAATGCAATTTGGCTAAATGCATCGTTGGTGAATCTTGCGTGAAGAAGTTCTTTATGTAGGGCTTTTATGTCATCCATTAAGACATCGGCTTGCGTTCTCATATTGTTTTGTTTATTAATTCATTTGCAATGTAAACATTTTTTGTGGATAAACCAAATAACAAACAAAAAAAAAGAGCCAACACAACATCAACTCCTTTTTCCTAACAATAAACAGAACATTCAAATATAGTCTCTTAAAGTTCCGCAACCAAATCCTCATACATTAGGATCAATTCTTCAATGTCGGGGCTTGATAGTTTAGTTATCACTCTTGCCTTTGTGTGTAATCTTTGTGCTGTGCCTGCTCCAAACTTGGAATCCAAATTCAGGCCAAACGTAAACTGCTCGCCATATTTAAACACATTACAACCCGCACATTGCACTTGACAATTTATCTCATCCCATCGTGTGGCGTAGAACCTTCGGCTTTGAAAATGTCCGTTCTGTAATTTCTTCCAATGGGCCTTTTTGCCACAAGTAAAACAAGTGGCAACTTCTTTCTTTGCATCTCGTTGCCTAATGTATTTGGAAAAAATAGTGTCCAGTTTTTTAATCAACTTGGAACGTGATAATTTTTTAGCCATCAATCTTGATGCTTCAGAAAAGAATCACCAAGTGCCTCGTCAATCTCTTTTATCTTTTGATATATGTAATGGCTGTTACTCCTTACTTGTTCTTTTTCTTTGGCGGTTGAGTCCAAACCGAGATTCGTGTATTGAGAAGCATCCATCTTTAATAAGATGTCAATCTTTCTTTTGTCCGTTACACATATGCAATTGGAGGTTTTGTCAACTATCTTTTTTGAGTATTTCATTTTTTTTTTTAAAAGTACAAGAAAATTCTTTGTGTTGTGAAATTTAAGTAATAACTTTCAACTTTTTAAAATAGTCAAGTGATGACTTACTTAGATTTAAATCAAAATCATTATTCTGGTCAAGAAATAATCAAAAAGTAAAGTGATTTGCCTTGTATGCTATGACCCACAGCCTTCGCAATCA